GAGTGTTCTTTTAATTCTTGGAATTCTTTCCTTGTTGTAACACCAGTAAGAATAAGTTGGATCTCTAATAAATTATCAAATAGTTTTGTAAATCTATTTCTAAGTCTGGCAACAAACTTACTAAACTTTAATTCATCTCTTGTAATCTCACTTGCTCTACCTAAGTTAAAATTACTTTCTGGTTCTATTCTACTAACAGGAACATTAAGAGCTTTGTATAATTTTTTCTTAAAGTATTCAACATCTTCCATCTCTCCTAAGTTTTGACCACCTGGTAAAGTTGTAATCTCTGTACTTCTTCCACCTTCTCTTCTAGGTAACCAAAAGTCTTCTAACATAGTCATAAATTTACGATCATCTCTAACTTCACCAGTTTGAGCATCATAAGTTAATTTATTTTTATGTTTAGTCATCATATCTCTAAGATATTGCTCAGCCTTCATTTTAGGAAGATTACCTACATCTATATAAAAAATTCTTCTTTCTGGAGCTCTTGCTAGTCTGTATATAACAGTAGCATCTTCTAACATTCTAAGTTGATTTAAAGGTTTGATAGCTTTGTGAAGATGACTAAGAACGAGATACATTCTATTATCAAGTAAACCACTATGACAATAACTTACACTATCTTTACTTACTTTTAAACCTTGATTAGTTTTATTTAAACCTCTTGGATGATAAATGTAATATTCAATATAACCTTTTGTTACAATTTGATTAAGTTTATCATCTTTAGTTCTAACTGGTTGTTTAACTTTTCTAATTTTTCTTGGATCAATATATCTTAATTCTTGTATACCTAATCTTGGATTAGACTCATCAATCATAATATGATAATATAATCTTCCATCAATATACCACTTTCTAAAAACATCATAAGCTGATGTTGTAAAGTTTAACATTTTTAAGATATTATCAAACTCTTCTCTTATTTTATTTTTTATTGATTGACTAACTTGAAGATCATCAAGTACTATACTAATAGCTGGTTCTTTTTCGTTGTAAACTATAGCTTCATTAACTATATCATCTATAGCCATATCACATTCTGGCTGTAATGACATTTCTCTATATCTGGTAACTAACTCTGCTTCTGATTTTGCAGAGCCTTCAAGATCAACATAAGTTCCATAACTTCCACCTGGAGCTATCTCTACTGTTCCATCATCCGTTGTAGGTGGAACAAAAGATCGAACTTTATCATTTTTGATTTGTTCTTCTTCGTTCTTACGACCTATAGTAAAGCCGAATAATTCTATTGCCATGTTATACCCTTTAGTATTGTACTACAAAACTATTTATTAGTCCAATACTTTTTTCAATCAGTACTATTAGTTTCCGCCAGCGTTTCCGGTTACTCCACCAGAAACTTCCCAATAATCGTAAGTAAACGTGACTGTGAATTCACTAACACCTTCAGAAGCCCAATCCATTTCAATAGCAGATACTTCAGTTGGAAATATACCAACAAAGTTGTATACTCTTAATGGAACACCAGTTTTACTAAATTGTGTTACTTGAGCAGTTGATTTATATAAAGCTGGAGATGAAGCACCAAAATTTCTCAAGTTTCCTTGAAAACTATTGATTGTATTAGACCATTGTTCCATAGCATTTCTAATTGCAAAATCTTCATCATTTATAATCGTAGCTGTCCAATCTGCAAATGTTCTGTTGCCTGCTAATCTCAACTGTCTTCCAAAGTAAGGAATATCTAAAGCTCCTATCGTAGCAGCTGGTATCTGAGCAGCTCTTACTAAGAAAGGATGTTGAATATCGGCAACACCATTAGCAGGGTTAGTAATATTAACTTGGAATAATGAAGTTCTAGCTCCACCAAACTTTAGAGCACCTGCAAATAAATTAATGTTGAATGCCATTTATTTTCTCCTACCTATATTTATAACGGTTGATTTAAAGATTGTCCAACTATCTCATTGAATTCAACACCACTTCTTACAGCAACAAAGTTAAGTTGGATAAAGTTGATACTTCTATTAGGTTTAATAAAGATATCTCCTCTAAACTCATTTCTGTCTATAACTTCAGCAGTATTGTTTGTTTCATCACAAACTACTCTAAAGTCTTGACAACCTCTTCTTGCTTGTACATCTCTTAAGAATGGTTCAACTAAATTTATGAACTGTGATCTTGTAAATGCATCATTGAATTCAAATAATGTAAACTTAGCGGCTGTTGAAATAGCTTTTTCAAGAGTAATGAATAATCTTCTTACATTTATTCTATCAAATGCACTTGGCTTAGTAAGTAATGTTTTATCACCAAATAATACTGTACCTTGACCTGGAAATGTAGTAATAGGATTAATTCCATTTTTGTATAACAGGTCTCTTTCTGCTTTATTAGGATTAAATGCAAGTTTAATTATATTTTTAAACTGACCTCTGTTAAATCCTGCAGGAGAGAACCAAGTATCTCTATTAAGATCAGTTCTTACCATACAACCAGCTGTATCAGCATTACCTGGAACATATATGTTTACATCATTAAACTTATCAAATTGGAATTTCCATCCACTATCCATTACAACAAATGAACTTGAAGATAATGTATTTCTAAATGCAACTATATCATTAACTTCTTTACCAGCATGTGATGCGTTATTAACAACATCACCTCTTTCTGGAGACACTGTTAATACACAATCTCTTCTAAGATCTACAATGTTACCTATATTATGTTCAGTAACTGCTGAATTTCTAGCTCCATTAATTAGAATACTAATATCAACTTCATCTTTATTTTTAAATAAATCATAACCTTTAATATAATCTGTATCTCTTGGAGCTCCTCCATCTCTACCATAAATTAAACTATCAGTAGTTGGGAGTGGTCTACCTGAGAATGAAGTACTTGCTACACTACCTACTCCAGTATGACCAGTATCATGTGCAGCCCAGAAAATGTATTGAGATCTTTGATTTATAACATTTTTATAGAATGTAGTAGATCCATCTTCTCCTTTTGCATTTGATGCTTTACTTAAATTAGAGTATCTTTCTAATACAACATTTTTGGATCCTGTCCATTCTCCATCTTCATCAACAACAACAGCGTGTAATTCATCATTAGCACCACCTGCTGTATTTGCAAAAGCTGAAGTTCCAGGAGCAGCATCAAAAAAATTATGATATTCCCATCTTCTTTCAACTGTTGCAGCAGAAGCATTGTGGTTAGCATTACTTAAAAATGCATTAGTTGTATTTCCTGTATATTTTTCTTCTAATGTTAATACACTATTGTTACTAACTGAAGCAACTCTTCTTAATTCTTGATCTGGACCTAGAACTAAAATATCACCTGCTCTTATTTCAGAACTAAATGCTGTTGCAGCTATACCAGCGCCATTAGCATAGCACCAGTTGCAACACCAGTAACTGTTTTAGATCCATTTGTAGCTGTTACGTTACCTGATAATGTCGAAGTAAATGCATTAGCACTACCACAAACACTAACTTTTAAACTATTTCCTAAAACACCAGGGAACCTTCCTATAAAATTACCAACTCCAGATATTCCAGTTGAATAATTTTCTTCATAATCATCTAAACTTTTTACAAAAGTTGTTTGAGTATTTGCAGCGTTTGCAATAGAGTTTTGAGCATGAGTAGCTCCTGAAGCTCTATTCACTACTCTAACTAAAAATAATTGGTTACCATAAGCTAGAAAGTTTCCAGCTGTTGCGAAATCTACTTGTGTATTAGACGTTAATGGTTTTTGAAAATTCTCTACTACCTCATCTTCAGACGTAACTAAAACTCTTTCTTCTACTGGTCCCCATCTAAAATGACCTACAAAACCAGCTTCCGTTGTCGAGACAGCAGGAATAACAGTTGTAAGATCTATTTCAGATACATTAACACCTGGTGATACTTGAAATGCCATTTAATTCTCCTAGGTTATACTATTTTATCTTACGATTTATCAATTATTTATAATTTTTGTTTTTTATATGAATTTGTCAGTTTTGATGTTTACCCACCTATCACTCTCATTTGTAAACAAATCTGGCTCACCTGGATCTTCTTTTGAACCGTCATCAATAAAACCAAATGGTAACATTTGATCCTCAATCAATTTCATCTTCTCATTATATAGTTTTTCTCTAATATCAGTATCAGTTATTTCTTTAAAATAATCTTGTCTAACTATCCAACTAAACAATACAGTACACATTACTAAATCATCATGCATACCTTCTTCTGCTTCATAGCTACTTCCTCTTCCAACAAAGCCACTTAACTCACTTATAAGATCAAAATCTTCAATAATTATCTTATCATTCTCAATCAAATCTTTCAAATTACTACAACCTATTCTTTTAACTTGTTTAGTTGTTTTTACACCTATAGTTCTCTTTTGACCTCCAAAACCACCACTTACTTGTTGTCCAGCTCTACCTTTATGGACTGTAACCATTAAGTTTTCATAAGTCAAATCATTATGTAAAATC